TGGCGCGCCGTCACGGCGGGCCGAGCGCCTTGTCCAAGGGCGTTTGAGAAATGGACCGGACGCGCTAGGTCATCGGATCTTTCGGATGACGAACGGCGTCTTTGCCCGGTCGCGGGCTGGGTCATTCAGCCGAACTATGCGCGCCTTGGTGCCAGTCGCGGCGGGCGCGGGGTCGGGAGAATTTGGTTGCGGAACCTCCGGGTCCGGAACTCCGGCTTCAGCGCGCAGTTGCGCGTCGATGCTCTTGACTGCGGTGATTAGGGCAGAGGCGTTCGCGGGGATGGCGACGCTCGAAAGTTCGAAAATTTCTATCTCTTGGAAATCGATACCGCCGTCTTCGCGATAGGCGTATTTCAGCGGCCGAAAGCCGACAGAAACTGCACGGACAAGCCCGTGAACGATCTCGCCCCAAGCAGTATCAACGCGATCCTTCAACGGCCCCGGCTCGTCGATCACCGGAATCTCAGCATCGAACTCGATGCCGGCTTTCGTGGGCTTTTTCAGCCTCACAGAGCCAATGGGCTGGTCGTGCTTGTGTGCGTGCAGGAGCGGGATGGTCTCGGCGTATCGCGCGCCCAGAGGATCGATTGTGTCTTGCACTCGATCGACTTCGGGCGTGGTCGCCCATCCGGAGAAAGTGCGCTTCTTGTTGTCGAGATTTTTGATCTCAACAATCGAATATGCTCGGTTCATATCTGAACCCCTCAAAGAAAAAGCCGCCCGAAGGACGGCTTGATCTGGTGAGGCGCTTAACCCCGTGGCTGCGGGGGCTGATCGTTCTTGCGGCGCGCCATCTCTTGCGCCTTCTTCAATATCCATTGGCCAGCATGAACACTCGAAAGCCAATCGCCTTCACGGATCTCCGGCATCCCCTTGCCCCGGAGCTTGAAATATTGGTCCGCTCGAATTTCACAGGAAATGTTCAAGCGTCGTGCGCGCTTGGGTTCACCGTTGTGAATTATCCTAAGAGACATTTTGCATATACCTGTCCAAGCCGACTACCTTTGCCAGCATCACCCGGCGATCCCGTGGCATCTCATGGAACCACCGCCCGTCGTCCCCTTCATTCACCAAAAGTTTAAAACACAGCGCGTCGATGTATGCGTCCCTGTTCCTGCCGTCTGGGGCAGGCTCCTTCTTCGGGACGATGACGATATCGGAACACTTTCGGCGGGCATCGAGGTCGTCGCCCATCAGCTTTCGCCTAGCCCTTTCGAAAGCTTTGGCTTCTATGCTCCTTACCCGCTCCCTCGAAACACCGAGGGAAATACCGATCTCGTCCAACGTTTCAACCGCTGCGCCATCCAGGCCATAGTGCCTTTTGACGACATTCTGTTCACGTTCCGTCATTGCGGCGAAACACGATTCTAATATGCGGGGACGATCGACGGCTTCATCCAATCCGCCGTCGTAGCAAAGTCCCATCGCCTCGTTTGATGAGATCGAAATTACGTCGGATTCGTCTACCTCGCGGACGGCCGTCGTAGACTTGAAGTCCGCAACAGCCTGCCGGCCATTGAAGATGTCCTCAGGGTTGCACCCCAGAGCGTCGCAGATATTGGCTACGACGCTTGTCCACTCCCCATTCTTCTTCAGCGCCCTGATGCGCATTGAAAGAAGCCCGACGACCACTTGGTAGTTCAGACCGTAGTCTTTGCAGAAGCGAAGGACCGATCCGTATCCAGCATCCTCTATCCGCCTCAGGAGGCGGTTGTTCTTCACGCGAATGGTAACTCTGTAGTCTTTCGACATGGAGTACCCTCATCGGCGCCCGGCCAGCCACGCCCGGCGCGTACACAGGGGATGCGAGTCCGCATCACCGGGGCCGATGAAGCTCCAGTGTCTCGTCTCGCGCTAATCCTCGTGGCTGCGAGGAATTGGTGTGTTGGAAGACGCCCTAGCCGTACACGAACATCTGATAGGTCTTAGGCGGCGCGACCTTGAGCGTTCCTGCCATTGCCCTTGCCATCGCGAGGGCGACCATTCCGTCAATTCGCCGGCTGCGGTCTTTCGGCTTATCCAGCTTGCGGTTATCGTCCGGTCCTGTAACGACAGCGTTCGCCGCGCACATCGTCAGAACCGGGTGGTCCCCGTGCGCGATCCGACGCTCAAGAATGTCGGTCTCCAACGCCCGTAGCGCCGGCGTCATCGACTTCGTTCCCTGCCCGAACTCTTCGAAGATCGCGGCGTCCCCTTCCAGAGCGTCAGCGGGGAACCCTGCCTTCTCAAGCCAAGGCCTTAGATGGCGGAAGCCCCACCGATCAAAGGCGATCTTCTTGATGTCATAAGCCTGCGCTAAACGCGCAATTTCCGAGGCGACGTATTCGTACTCGATCGATCGCCCCGGCGTCGTCTCAAGGAAGCCCTGCTTCGCCCACACGTCGTAAGGGACACGATCGGCCCTGGACTTCTCGGCTAGCCCTTCACCCGGCAGCCAGAACACCGGCTTAACATGCCATTTCCCCTCCACTTGGGAGATCATCACGAAGGCCGTCAGGTCACGAGCGCTCGAAAGGTCGAGGCCGCAATAAACTGGTCCAGTAAACTTATCTGCAACACTGCCGCCGCAGGCTTTCCAATTCGTTCGGTCAATGAACGGGGAGTTCAACTCCACTCGCTGGTTTAGGTGCAGATTCCGATAGGAAGGCTCTGACGCTGGCATAGCCTTCGCAGCGTCTCTCGTTCGCCTTACCTCGTCGGCGTTGAGGAAGTCCCCCCACGCCGGATTGCAGGCTGCTAGGGTCTCCTCCGAAAATGGGTCCGCATCCATCGGTGCGGAGTAGATCGAGACCACCGTGTGAGGGTCGCGGGCGGATAGAGCGTCGTCGATCAAGCGCGAGAGCAGGTCATTGTCGGTCGGCGCTTGCGTGCTGATGATGATGGACATTGGCGAGTCATGAGCGCCCATGCCGGTCTCGACAGCATCGTACAGTTCAGAGGTCGGCCCCTTCACCTGACCTAGTTCATCGTGGATCGCGAAGATCGGGCTCTTGCCGTGAGCAGTGGACTTCTCAGCCGACAGCGCGGCGTAGTAGGTGCCCAGTTCACTGCAAAGAAGCTCTTTCGCAGTGTCTCTGATCGTGACGCACGACAGATCGGGATTAAGTCTGACGATCTTGGCGGCGAGCTTAAAAACCGTTGCGGCCTGATCCCGAGATTGCGCCGATGAATACAACTGCGAATTTGGAACAGCCTCCGGCCCCACCAAGTGGAGAAGCAAGAGGAAGGCAATCAGAGCGGTCTTACCGTTCTTTCTCGGGAAGCTGATGATGGCTTGGCGCGTTCCGGCCGGGTTGTCGTATATCTTTAGAAGTTCGGCTTTCTGCCACTCACGCAGCACCACCGGCTTGCCAATTAGCTGCCTCTTCCCTTCGGGGATTCGACACCATTCCTGTATCCAGCGGATATTCCGCTCGCCTCGGGTCTCAGCCCTCCCAGGGCTTGCGCGCTGCGCTCGGCTTCTTATTGCCACGGTGGTTCGTCGTTGACTGTTGACTGATCCGCATCTTCGTAGCCAGCATCGCAATCTCAGACGAGCATCGCGCCTGCATGGTCAGAAGCCGGTCATAGTCCTTGATGTCGAGGTTCGCATCGGCAGTGGCCTTCTCAATCAACTCAGCCACCCTGCGGGCTTGAATAACCGCTCGGCAATACTGCGCCAGCAGCGGCACCGTAGACGGCGAGAACCAGTCTGCAGGCTCCGCACCAACGACTGCAGCCCAGACCTCTGTCTCCTCATCCGTCAAATCGTGGGGGGCGCGCTGCCGCTCGACGATCTCAATCGGAGCAGCTAGGATTTGAAGCGACGCCGCAGAAGCTCGGCCACGAGTACCCATATTCTTACGCCTTAGTGTTCCGCTAGAAGCGCGCAAAAGGTCGGATTCTTACGGTTTATGGAAAGAAACTTTGGGCCGCCGGTTTCCCGTTTGAGCACGTTTAAAAAATCGCACCCCCCGCCCATTGTAGCAAAAATATCACAGTTGCATAAAAGTCACAGTGTTTCATAAACGCATCACTGTTGCATTTTTACAACAAAAGCACGAACCGTGCCAAATATGGCCCTTACCCTGCCCTAAACGCGGGTATTAACGCCGGTCTTTCTGCCGGTCTCTGCCAACTGCCGGCTATGCTGGCGAAGGATGCGCTCCACCCTCTCTACAGAGGCTTTGTCTGCGCCCCTATGGTCTATATCGATCGTTACGCCCGTAGCGGCCGCATAACGTCTGTATGCGCCAACCGCAGCTATGGCCGCAGTCCCTGCCACTACAGGGGCTACACTGACGAAGGAGAGGAAGCGGCGACGGTTCATGCTCATGACCTCAGACGCTGTAAGCGGCTATCGAGAAGGTCGATCACGGTTGCCCTGCTGGCGGGCAGACCCATGCTGACGAACTCTACCTCTAGCACTAGCCCGAACCATCCCTGTCGCCAGCGGTGCCTGCCGGTAAGGCCAGGCCCAACAGCGTCACCGCTTTGGCACATGCTACCCTCTGCCCTTGGTTATACTGTCCAGCGCCATCACGGTCTCGACCAGCGGCCGCAGCGCCTTCAACGGCAGCATCGTTGCGCCGTCCGACGGCGCCTTGTCGGGGTCCTGATGCGTCTCGATAAACAGGCCAGCGACACCGACCGCGACCGCCGCGCGCGCCAGTACCGGCACGAATTCGCGCTCGCCGCCCGAAGATGTTCCCTGCCCGCCCGGCTGCTGAACCGAATGGGTGGCGTCGAATATCACCGGAGCGCCCGTGCGCGCCAGGATCGGCAGCGCCCGCATGTCGGAGACCAGCGTGTTGTAGCCGAAGGAGACCCCGCGCTCCGTCAGCAGCACCCGCGAATTGCCCGCGCCCGTGACCTTGGCAACGGCGTTCGCCATGTCCCAGGGCGCGAGGAACTGCCCCTTCTTGATGTTGACCGCGCGGCCGGTCGCAGCCGCGGCGACCAGAAGGTCGGTCTGCCGGCAGAGAAAGGCCGGAATCTGCAGCACGTCCACCGCTTCGGCGGCCGGGGCACATT